AGATTCATTTCTTTTAGACTCCATTCAATAATTTCCCTAATCTGTTTTTTCATTGTCTTCTCTTTTTATTTCCTCAAGAACTTCTATTGCTCCTTGAATCTTATCAAATAGGCGACTAATTTCTTTCTGTTGTGTTTTTAATGCTTCTATTCTTGCATCTATTGTAATTTTCTCTTGAGCTTCCTTTTTCTCTTCTGTTTTTTTCATTACTACTCCTTGTGTTTATTCAGGCGGTTTATTATACCAAATACCATCATTATCTTCACTATGCATTATTTCATGCAAATTATTTTCAAGCATAGATTCTATACCATTAAAACAAGAAGGTTTATTGCCTTTATATGCTAAAACTGTATATGTTTTATTATTATCTATACTTGTTACATAAATTAAACTATTATCTTTCATTTCTTGTGTTACGCTAGAACTTTCTATTAATATATAATTTCTCACTATATCTCCTTAAAATCTATGAAATCCAATATCAGGACTTCCAAAATATGATAAATTTAATGCTGTACCACTTCCTGTATCAGGTATAGTTAATGAATTCCCAATAACTGGAATATATTCATGTGTAGGTTGTGGATAAGCATATTCAGAATTATAATCTACTAAAGTTGTTCTGCCTAATCCTCCTCCAACTGTATTTTTGCATTGCTCATCTGTTAGTAAAGTATTTTTCCATATTTGACATCTAAGAAAACTAAATTGTTCACCAAAAGTATAAACAACAGAACCATTATCAAGTCTCATTCCACTAATAGTAATAAATCCATCTGTACCGAGAGCACCCCAATTGTTATCGATAAAAGTTTTGCTTTGGCTACTTGTTTTAAATAAATCTAAATCACTACTTTGGAATCCTCCATCTACTATTGTACTGCTAGTAACATTATTACTTGTTGTTTCACAATTTACTCTTATAAAATTTGTTCCTATAGCACTACTCTTTGAGGTTTTTGCAAAGGAGGAAGTTTTAGAATGACTTATACTAGCTGTTGTTAATTCACCACTTGCTGCTCCACTTGACACAACACTTCCTCCATCATAAGTCATATTATATTTCCAAGGATTAAAATAAGCTCCAACATATCCAGAACCATTATCTGCTGCAAATATATTATTGCTATCAGTCTTAGCAATTGAAATATCAACTGCATTTGTTAAAACACTATCTTGAGCATAAGCTCGACAGTATGTAGTTGCTATAGTGTAAGAAGTCCAATTATCCCAATGAGCAGTACTAGCAGCTTGAGCATAAACACCTGTACCACATTGCATAGAAGGGTACTTAGATGTAGCACCTTTAGGTTTGTTATTTGGAGACAATCCCATTCTATTCATAACTATCCTCCACAATATGCATTAAGTGTTCCATGTGAAATAGTTAATGAAGTCCATCTTCCATATAATACAGTTCCTGCTGGAAAAACTATACTAGAAGAAATTATATCTCCTGACCCTCCTGCATAATTATCTGATGTATTAGTACCAATACATTTATTAGGGTCCTCTGCTAATAAAGCTGTAAATCTAACATCATTAATTATATGCAAAGCAATAAACACCGTATTACTTGGTGGAGTTAATGCTTGAGATGCAGTATGCAAATGAGCTGAATGTGTTTGTCCAATAGCTAAGTTATTTGATTCTTGTACTGTATATTTCCGTGCCATTTTTACCTCCTACCCTAAGCACTGGCAAGTGCGTGAAC